AAGAGTAAAGAACGAAGTACACCAGACACGTATACCTAATAGAAATGGTGGCGGCGCAAGTGTTATGGATGCCTCGTATAATCCATTAAGTATTATGGAAGATTACTTTTTTGCTCAGACAGCAGAAGGTAGAGGCTCAAAGGTAGAAGTATTACAAGGTGGTTCAAACTTAGGTGAAATTGATGATTTGAAGTACTTTAATAATAAATTAATGCGTGGACTAAGAGTACCAAGTAGTTACCTGCCGACAGGCTTAGAAGACGGCACAGCATCATATAATGATGGTAGAGTAGGTACAGCCCTTATTCAAGAGTATAGATTTTCAAAGTATTGTGAACGGTTACAGAAGATAATCCAACCAGTGTTAGATCGTGAATTTAAATTATTTTTAAAGCATCGAGGTATAGAGATATCAAGTAATATGTTTGATCTTACATTTAATGAGGCACAAAGCTTCAGCCAATATCGTGATATTGAGATTGAGACATCTAAAGCAGGATTGTACTCACAACTTGAAGGTGTTGATTATCTAAGTAGACGCTTTATTCTTAAGAAGTACTTAGGATTAAGTGAAGAAGAAATGGTAGATAATGAGCGTATGTGGCGAGAAGAGAATACAGCACAGCCAACCCCTGGAGAGTTTGATAATGATCCACGTGCTGATTTAGGTGGGCTGGGAGTTAGAGGCGGAGATATATCTGGCTTTGAACCAACTGATTTAGATGGTGATGGTGATATAGATGACGATGATCAGGAAATAGCAATGGGAGGCGGCCTAGATAGTCCAATAAGTGGCAACGAAGGCGTCCCCGCAGATATAGGAGATACACAAAATGCGATTCAGTGAAGTAGCTAGAAATGCGGAAGATGATGATTACGGTACATGGGATTTTGATGACACCCGTAGACCAAGACTAACGTTAAAACATTTAAATAAATTACGTAATATGCGCGAGATGGCAAGAGCCGAGCATATTGAGCAGACATCGCAATATCAAGAGATGTATTCGAGCTCACGCGGCCAATAAAGTATAAATACAATGTATTAAACAATACATGCAAACTAACAAAAAACACGATTTTAATCGTGTTTTTTTATAATATAATTAAAATTAATTAAATATAATTAAAGCGAAATGAAAGTGCGAGTTGCATGCCTTTTATTTTATTAAAATAAATTTATTATGGAGAATAATATGAATACTCAAGATCGTTACACAAAGATTATTGAGAGCTTAGTAAACGGTGAAGAGGCAACAGCGTCTGAGCTTTTACATGAGGCTTTTGTAGACAAGGCCCGTGAGATCTGGACTGATCTTGTGGAACAAGATGAAATGGCAGAGGAAGAAATTGCTGAAGATGATTTTATCGGTGGTGAAGAAGCAGATGACTTCTTAGATGATATCACAACAAACGAAGATGAAATCGATGCTGAAGAAGCATTTGGTGAAGCTGATGACGAAGACGAAGAAGGTTTTCTAGACCCAGAAGGTGAACTAGCTGATGATGAAGGTGATGCAGAATTTGACTTTGATGGTGATGGTGAAACTGATGAACATGAAGAAGAACATTCGGAAATCGAAGATAAGCTAGTAAGTGTTGAAGATGCATTAGAAGATCTTAAAGCAGAGTTTGCTAAGATTATGGCTGGCGAAGAAGAAGTTGACGGCGAAGAAGGATTTGGCGACGAAGAAGGATTTGGCGACGAAGAAGGATTTGGCGGCGAAGAAGAATTTGGCCCTGAAGACGAAGTTGATGAATTAGACGAAGCTGCAGAGTTAAAAGCGGTTAGCGTTCAAATGCCAAACGGCGAAGATTCATCAAATGTTAAATCACCAGTTGGTCCAGGTGACGCAGGCTTAGGTAAAGGCAATCCGGTAAATTTTGCAGGTGGTAATGAAAAAGGCAGTAAAACACCTACTTCAACTACTATGAATGTAACTGATCCAAGTGATGGCGCTAAACTTTCACCAGTAAGCGTAAAGAAGAATAAGTAAATGCGTACATTAAGAGAACATCTTACATACGACCAAGCAAATCTTATCTCCGAGACAAAGGACGATAGTAATGGCGGTAAAAGTTTGTATTTAGAAGGTATTTTCGTACAGGGTAATAAACGAAATCAAAATAAACGTGTTTACCCTATGAATGAAATTAAGCGAGCGGTTGATTCAGTTCAAAAGAGAATTGATGAAGGCCACTCGGTATTAGGCGAAGCTGATCATCCAGATGATTTACAAATAAACTTAGATCGTGTTAGTCACATGATTGAAGGTATGTGGATGAATAGAGATGATGGCTACGGTAGATTAAAGATTTTAACCACCCCAATGGGAAATATATGTAAAACCTTATTGGAAAGTGGTGTAAAGTTAGGTGTGAGTTCGCGAGGCAGCGGCAACGTTAATGAAGGCGGCGATGTATCAGAGTTTGAAATTCAAACTGTGGATATTGTTGCTAACCCAAGTGCTCCAGATGCATATCCTGATCCGTTATACGAACAGATTATGAATGGAAAACGTGGAAATATATTATTAGACGTAGCTGAAGCTACGAACTCAGACAAACAGGCACAAAAGTATTTAGAATCAGAAGTTCTAAAACTTATAAGAGACCTAGATTTTAGAAGGAGATAGAAAAATGACTAGCGCATTAGAACAACTTCTAAGTTCAGAAGTACTTTCAGAGGAAGTACGCTCTACGCTTTCAGAAGCGTGGGAGTCTAAATTGTCAGAAGCAAGAGAAGACATCACGGTAGAATTACGTGAAGAATTTGCTCAACGTTATGAGACAGATAAGACGCAGATGGTGGAAGCACTTGACGCAATGTTATCTGATACAATCAGAACAGAGTTAACTGAATTTGCTATTGACAAGAAAGAAGCAATAAACGCGAAGGTACAATACCAGAAAGATATTGCTGATCACGCGGAACTTTTAGAAAGTTTTATCGTTGAGTCCCTAAAGGACGAGATAGTAGAATTACGTAAAGACCGTTCGATCCAAGAAGGCAACTTCCAAAAGCTTGAAGGCTTTGTAATGGAACAGCTTACTTCAGAACTTAATGATTTTCACCAGGATAAGAAAGACTTGCTACAACAGAAGGTTAAACTGGTAAAAGAAGGAAAGGAAATTATTGCAAAAACAAAGGAAGAATTTATTTCTAGAGCAAGTACTAAATTAGCAAGTATTGTAGAATCTACAATATCAACTGAATTAGGAACACTTAAAGAAGATATTCAGAACGCAAAGGAAAACATGTTTGGTCGTAAGATCTTTGAAACATTTGCAGCTGAATTTATGAGTTCTCACCTTTCAGAAGGCACACAAATTTCTAAATTAAACAACGAGTTACAAGGTATGAAGTCGCAGTTAGCGGAATCATATTCAGTAATTAAAACAACACAAGGTTTAGTTGAGTCAAAAGACAAGAAGATTAATCGATTAGTTGAAATAAAACTAAGAGAGAGATCGTTGAATGACTTAATGAAACCATTGGCAAGAGAAAAGCGTAAATTGATGACAAATTTACTTGAAAGCGTAGCTACAAACAAGTTAAGTAGTGCTTTTGACAAATATTTACCACATGTTTTGAATGAAACAGTAGTAACATCAAAAAAATCGCAATTAAACGAAGCTCAGATTACTGAGATTACAGGTAACAAGGCTAACACGCATAAAACAGTGTCTAACGAAGCCGAAATTATTAACCTTCGTAAATTAGCCGGTATTAAATAATATAAAGGAGTATACCACAATGTCACAACAACTATTTGAAAATTGGAACGCCACTAAAGGCGCTCTAACTGATGGCTTGTCAGGTAATCAAAAGGTAGTAATGGAATCAGTGTTAGAAAACACTAAACAGTACCTTACGGAATCTGCATCATCAGGAACAACAATGTCAGGCAACATCGCAACACTTAACAAGGTAATTTTACCAGTTATTCGTCGTGTAATGCCTACAGTAATCGCTAACGAACTTATTGGTGTTCAACCAATGACGGGTCCAGTTGGCCAAATCCATACACTTCGTGTACGTTACAGCGAAACAGCAGCAGGCGTTACAGCAGGCGACGAGGCATTAAGCCCGTTTGCAATTGCTAAAGGCTACTCTGGCGACGCAACTAACGGTACAGCAACGTCTACATCTACGATGGAAGCAACAGCAGGACGTAAGTTAAGTATCCAGGTACTAAAGCAAACTGTTGAAGCTAAAACTCGTAAGTTAAGCGCCCGTTGGACTTTTGAATCAGCACAAGATGCTAATTCAATGCACGGAATCGACGTAGAAGCAGAAATTATGCAAGCATTAGCTCAAGAAATTACTGCGGAAATTGACCAAGAAGTATTAACTAGTCTTCGTGTATTAGCTGGCA